TCAGAACTTATAAATCAGGTGGTCATCGTAGCTTGAATTGCAGTTAATGTTGCTGCTCACCGTCAGGGTTTGATTGCCTGCAAAACGCTCCCATCCGGGCAGGCGCAGTTCGGCTACGAGGTCGAGATAGGCGGGTAGTTCGCTGCGGGTGCTGCTAAAAAAGATAAAGGGTGGGCGCACCATTGCCATCAGGCGAAGGAACTCTACCATGCCGAAGTAGGCTGCCTTGCGGTAGTTGCCCTGCTGGGTGCAGACGTAGGGCGGGTCGAGTACCAATAACGTGCGCGGGTTGCCGATATGTTGCGGTAGCAGCTCGCGGTAGGATTGGCTGACTACCTCCACGCCTTGCAGGTAGTCTTGTGCCTCGGGGTAGTCGCTGAGGCTGATGCAGTTATACATGGTTTTGCGGCATAGCTCTTCCAAATCGGCGGCGGTGTTGCCGCTGAATAGCAACCATGAAACCAAGCAGTCGAGGTCGATATAGCCGCCGAAGCTGCGTATGGCAGCCACGATGGCGGCCTTAATTGCCGGCGGTACCAGTTTGCTGCGTGGAACGGGGGCCAGCAGCCCGGCAAGCAGGCGGCGCAGGCGGTTGATGTCGGGGATGTGTTGCAGGCGTGCGCTGTAGCCGTCGTAGTCGTTATAAATAACGCGGGCGGACGGTTTGCATTGTTTGGCGGTATGCGACAAGAGACCGGAACCGCCGAAGGCATCTAAGATTGTCCAATCCTCCCCGTCACCGGGGATATGCTCATTTAATACCTGTTTAAACAGCTTTAAAAAGTTACGTTTTTGGCCGGTGAACGGCAGGGGTGCTTTGCGGTACATAAGTGCCTTTCTGCGTGGTGTTCGCAGTTTCGGCACTCTGGGTGCTCTGGGTTGTTAAAGAACTGAATTGGTTTACTGTTTTGCAGCGTTGGCACTTGATTTGTACGGTGCCGCTGCCAACGGCCAGTAATTTGCCGCAGCTTTTGCATCGGTATTGCATTATTTTTCCTACATTGCGTGATACAATCCGCGCGCCCTCGAGGGTGGCGGCCTTGGGTCAATGCAGGCCAGTTCTGCTTGGCTGTCGCTGCGGGTGTTCCCCCACCTGCCGCGTCGCCGTCTCATCTTTCTTGCTCCCCGCCCATGTGGCGGGGTTTTTCATGCCTCTCTTTTTAGGGCGGACACGATGGCGGCAAGGTCATTGGGCGACCAGCGCCAGCAGTCGGATAGCTCTAGGGCTGTTGCACACCATTCGGAACAGAACCATTTGTCGCCTCGTTGGTGGGTTTTGAAGGCGATGCCCAATGCGCCCCTCAGGTCGTAGCCTTGGCCTTGGGTTTCCGCCCATACCCGTTGCAGACGTTCGTGTGCCTCCAGAGTGGAGGGCAGCGGGATTAGGTCCCACTTGGCTTCAGGCAGCGGCATGACTTTGGTACGCACGCCGCCATCCCGGATGGAGGCGGAGTAGCAGGTATAAACTGATGCATGCGGATGCTCGCGCACTGCAATCTCGCAGTGGCTGTATTGTCCTCGTGTGAGAGCACGGGTGAGCCAGTCGGTCGCCCTTGCACACCATACGCGCCAGCCGCTGCCGTTGCGGCGGCCTCGATAGAGGGCTAGATAGATGGGTTGAGTATTCATTTGGCAGCCTCCTCAAGTTCGGCGGCGGGCTGCTCATCAAAGTTTGCCGTCCAGCCGCCGCTGTAGTCGTATTCCATCGGGTTTTCGGCTTGGAGCATGGCCGCTTTGTGTTTTTCGGCATTGGCAAAGTCGGCTTGTTCGTCATCGTGCATGGTCTGCATGATTTCGCGCAGCAGTTCGGGGGTGAGCATCAAAAAGCTGTTGTCCATCGTCTTCCAGTTGATGGGCTTCTTAAAGCCGCCCGTTACGCTTTCCAGTGCCAGTGCCAGATATTGCAGGCGGGTCGCGTCGTCGGTCTGAAACCACTTGCCGACCGATTTGGCGTACACCCCGTGGCGCAGGTTGTCGTAGCGCTTGGCTTTGATACGCTCCCACACCTCATCCTGCTGCTCGGCTTTGAGCCGGGCAGCAACGTCTGGAGGCAATATCCAAGCCTTGGCTTTGGCATCCCACGTCTGATATTCGTTCTCTCGCGGCAGCAGGGTCAGCTCGGCGGGTAGCTCGCCCACCTGTTCAATTTGTACTGCCGCACCGTCTGACGTACGGTAAGCCGTCTTGCCGCGATGGTCGGGCAGGTATTGCCATTCCGCCCTTTCGGGTAGCCAGCGGGCGGCGAAGCCTGCGCGGGTTTCGGGCGGCTGGGTGTCCACGCAGCCGGCCGGCAATAGGTAGCCGCCGTCTGCGGCCAGCGGGTCGAGGTCGGCCACGGTTTGGTGCAGGTAGAGGTTGTCGGCATCCAACTGGCAGACGGGCTTGGTTGGCGGGTATTGGTTTTCGCTCATGATTTTTCCTTTCAGACGGCCTTAAATCTTGATGCAGGCCAGCAATGCGATGTTGCGCGGGCGGTTTTCGGGCGCGGTTGGGACAACGCGGGAGGCGTCGAAGTCAAACGCTGCCGGGTTGTTCCTGCCATCTTGGGTATCGCTGGTCCATGCCCGCCATCGCCGCTGGCTTATAGCCAGTGCGCCCGTGGCGGTGGCCTCGTCAAAGAGTTGATGCCCGCTGTTGCTGCCCGTGTCTATAGAACCGGTGATGTTGCGGATGGCGTCTCCTTGCGCCGATCCTAACGCACGCCCTCGGTCTATACCGCGACCGTCATCCCAGCCGCGGATAAATTCACCGCGCAGGTCGGGTAAATTAAAGGTGCTGCGCCCGTCACCCGCGCCGTAGGTGGTGCCGATGGCGGCAAATAGGGCCGCATAGGCGGTGCGGGAAACGGCGGCACCGTTGGCTTTGAGCCAGCCGGCGGGGGCAGTCTGTCCTGCGAAATGGAAGACCGTTCCTGACGGCACGGATGATTCGATAGCGGCTGATAAATCGGCAGGCGATACGGTTAGTTTTGACCATTCGGTCCAGTTGCCGCCATTTCTTTTCCCGCGCCGCCATACTTCGTCCGCATCAAACGGTATGTAAATTTGGTGTGATGCGAGTTCGTTGTCGCTGTTATAGGCTGACGGCATACTCAACAAGCTGCCCGCTTTTTGTACGGGATAATTCCTTTCCGTTGTCGCATTTACGTTGAGCATTTGCCCGTATATGCCTGGGAAAGTGAGGCTGTTAAGGTCTTCAGTGGTTAATTTTTTCGTGTCTGCTTTCCCCGCCGTAGCCTCTGCCGCTTTAGTGGTAAATAATCTATCAATGGCTGTTTTAAGCTGTTTGGTGTTTGTTTTATTAGGTGTAATGCCGACCAATTCCAACACGCCGAGTAATTCGCCCTGGATTTGATTCAGCCACCATGCGGGCAGGATGGTGCCGAGTTCGCTCACGCCGTCGCCGTCGCGGAAGATTTTGTCGGGGGTTTCGATGGGGTACATGAGTTAGTCCTTAGTGGTAGTTGAATCGAATGGCGGTGTGGGCGGGTTTGAGGCGGTTGAACAGACTACCAATCACGGCGTCACTGTATTGGCTCAAGCGGCTGCCTGCCGTACCGGAGCCGGCGCGGAAGCGCCACACGGTTTGCGATTGGGCAGCCACGTCCACCCACCACACCCACATAATGTCTTCGCGGGCGAGGCGGTCGCCGGCGCGGTTTACACCGGCGCGGAAGGGCTGCGGCTCGCTGATGGTGATGGTGTAGCCGGCTGCGGCGGCCAGCCGGATGAAATACGGGATGCTCAGGCCGCCGGTCTCGTTGAGTTTGGCCAACACGTCGGCTACGCGGCGGGCGTAGTTGTCGGGCTGCGGCGGATTGATGCCGAGCAGGCGCTCCCAGCGTGCGATGTCGCCGCCGGCAGTGGGGGCATAGGCGGCAGCCAGCACCTGTGCCGACTGCGTTTGCACGCCGTCGAATAGGGCGGCTTCCGCCCGCCGCTCTGCTGCTTGATGCGTAGCGCGTACGTCATAGCTGACGGGCGGATAGTAGAGTGGGAGCAAATCAGCGTAAGTCATAACAGGGTCATCTCAAACGTGCCTAAGGCCAGCCATTGGATGTGCGGGGTGATGGTGGCGTTTTGGTTGGCAGACGGGCTGACCAAAACGCGGTCGCGCACGCCCGGGGTGTCGCTAATCAGTGCCTCGATATGGCTTTTATAGACGGTGTCGCCCGGCTTGATGGTCGCGAAATAGGCTGATAAGGCGCGGGCGACAGCCTCTTTGACCGCAGGCAGGGTGTAGCCGTCGGTCAGCGATACGCGCACCGATACATTGAGCGGCACACGCTGCGGTGCCATCACCTGTACGTTTTTGGCGGTAACCGGGCGGCGCTCGTCGATATACTGCTGTACGGCACGCACCACATCGGGCGACGGCAGGCCGGATGCGGTGAGGATGGCCACATCCACCGTGCCCAAGCCGCGCCGCAGCGGATACACAAATGCTGCCTCCACTCCCGGTACGTCCATTGCCCAGCGGTAATAGTCGTAGGCATTGCCGCCGGCGGGCGGTTGGCGTAAACGCGACAGCAGCCTGTCTAACAGCGCGGTATCACTCTCGATATCAGTGCCGCCCACCATACTCACGAGTACGGCGTCCGTCTTAATACCGGCAGGCGGGCTTTGCAGTTTGGCCGGGGTATTGTCCGGCTGATTGCCGGCGGCACCGGTGCTCAGGCAGTGGCAGGCAATCAATGCCTGACCGCTGCCGTTGGTTTGACCTGCTGCACTGGTTTGATAGGCAATGTCGCCCACTTGGGCCACCAGCCCGGCAGGCAGAACGGTATTGGGCGTGCCGCTGATGCGGATGCTGCCCGCCGCTGCGGCAGCCGCTTTGCGCCAAATGCGATACATGGCGCAATGGCGCTCCAAATAGGCGGTGTCCGCCGTATCGGCAAACACCTGCCGCAAAATCCACTCTTGATGCTGGTATTGCCCCTCGGCCAGTGCGGCCAAAGCGGTGGCGCGGGCGTAATTGTCGCTGCCGGGATGGGTGTGGGCAGCAGGCTGTTGGTTGCTCAAATCACGCAGGTAGTCGCTGCGCAATTGCTCAAAGTTTTTGGTTTTCATGCCAGCCGCACCTCATGGATTAAAGATAGATTCCGGCCGCTCATGTCTTCCCCGTCAATATCCAGCCGCAGCCAGCCGCGCCGTGCCAAAGAGGCGGCCACATTGATGCGGCGGGCGCGGCGGGTATCCAAAATCGGTTGCAGGGCCTGCTCGGCATACTGCTTGGCCAGCACCGCCATGCGCGGCAGGTCTTTCATGCGGCGCAATTCGTGCAGGCGGCTGCCCAGCGCGGGCTCTGCCCAGTAGCTGCCCAGCGGGGTAACCAGCCGCACATAGACTTCATTTTCGATGCCTTGCGCGGATTGGTTGAGCTGGTAGTCGCCGGTGGCGGGGTTAAGTAAAGCGTCCATAACCGCATTATGGGTTATGGACGCTGGGGGAACTGCTTGAGGGGCTTCAGAGGGGTGCGCCAGTGGTGCCGCCGCTGTCGCCGGTGTGTTTGTGGCCGGTGAGGGATTTGCCCGATGCCATCACGTCACCGTCGGTGGTGTAGCTGCCGCCGGTTTGGCGCACATCGCCGCTAAACGTCGCGCCGTTGCCGCCTTGAATCGCCATGCCGCCGTTACCGTTGATTTGCCCAGCGGCGGTCACTTCGGCGGTGCAATCCACATTGGGTGCGTCAATATTGACCCCGCCCGGCGCTTTGATGTTGAGCACTTGGCAGTCGATATCGATGATGCGGCCTTTTTTAAGCACGATTTTGGCACCGTCGGCGTTGTACACCGCAGTCTCGCCCTCTTGCAGGTTGGTGATGCGGTAGGCACCGTTGCAGGTATTGACGACGATGCCGTGGCTGGTCTGGCCGCCCAAGGGCAATACAATGCAGTCGCTGCCGGCAGGCGGGTGCGCGGTGAAACCAAACTGCTCGGCATGTTCCAGCGCCTGCACTGTCTCGCCTTCCAGCCCCTCAATCTGTGTACGCTGCACGCCGCCGGCGCTGTCGGTGCGGGCGATTTTGCCCCTGAATGCCTGCCGGATACCGCCCAGCATCCGCTTGATGCGGCCGTCTACTTGTTTAGCGTCCATTTATTGTCCTTAAATAACCTGTAATTCCCGTGCCTGACGGCCTTTCCGTTCACCGCTGCGGCGTTTTCGGCTGCTCCTGCGGCGGCCTTTGCCGCCTTGGCCTTTGTTGTTTTTCGGCGGTTTGGCCTCTGGTATCCATGCCTTGTCCTCTTTGAGGGTGAGCACGGTTTGCGTGGGCTTGCCGCGCCCGCCCACAAATTTGCGCGCCATCAAGAAATAGATACCGTCCAGCCCGTCCGGCTCACTCAATACTTGCAGGCGCTGGCCAGGCTGCCACAGCACGCCGTCGTCGTTGCGGTGGCCCTGCACGGTGGCGGTGATGGTGAGGCCGTCCAATTTGCTGTCGCCCAGCCGCTTCTTGGCCTTGCGCTCGGCGGCGGCTTGGTTGTCCACATCCGCCTCCACGATAATCAGCGGGCGGTGCACTTTGACCGTGTCGTCTTTTACCGTGGCGCGCAGGTTGTGCTTGCCGCTGTGGCTCTGCCCCAGCACGGTAATCTCGCTGAAACGCTGCGAAAAATCGCGCTCCACCTGCAACTGCTCCACGTTGTTGCCCTGCCCGGATACGCGCACAATCAAATCGGCCACCGGCTTGGCGGTGTAGTCGGGCCCGCCGATCACCAGTGTGCCGTCCGGCTCCAGCCACGGCCACAGCCCGTTGGCCTCGGCATACTGCGCCAAGGCATCCCAAGCGCGGCTGCCCGGCTCGATTTGCACTTTGTTGGTGCGCGCGGTTTGCGCCGCATCGATGCGGATTTTGCTGATGCCCAAGGGTTTGACGATGGTGTCGATAATCTGCTTTAAATCCATATCCTGCGCGTTAAAAATCGGGCAGGAGCAATCCAACAGGATGCCGGCATCGTCGCGGCCGGAAATGGTGAGCGTTTTTTGCCCTTTGGCGGTGGTGGTGCTCACGCGGTCGATGCGCCCGCTCAATACGGTATCCTCACCCACCCGCACTTCCACCGTGTCGCCCGGCTGCACCGCATCCGGTTTGGCGTCCACCGGCCGCCCTAGGGTGACCTGAAAATCATCGGCCGGGGTGAGGAGATCGCTGTCGATGTCGTAGTCTGTCCACTGGCTGTGGGTTTTGCCTGCAATCAAGAGGCTCACGGTGTTATTGGGCGTAGGCATTTAATACGGTTCCGCGGGCGATAAAGTTGGGATGGCTGATACTCGGATTGAGGCGCAGCAGCTCGGCTTGGCGGCTGTGGTCGCCGTACCATAAAAAAGCCAGCAGGTGCAGGCTGCTGTCGGTCGGCACCACCTTTTGCACCAAGGGCGGGCGCAGGTTAATCAAGGCCTGTGCCTGCTTTTGCAAGGTATGCGCCAACGTGCGCACGCTGTCGGCCAATTCGGCGCTGCCCTCCAAATAAGGCTGCTGCGGCAACAGGCGGCGCTGTTCCAGTTGGCGGTAGAGCTGCTCGGGGTCGGGCGGGTTGTCCTGATACAGCGAGAGCAGCAAGGCGGCCAACTGTTCGGCCTGCTCGGCGCTGGCGGAGAGCATCATCACCGCCAAGCGGTTGGCGGCCAACGCGCTGTTGAGCTGGGCGCGCACATCGGCCAGCAGGCGGCCGATTTCGGCAGGCGTGAGTTCGGGCTCGTCCTGCTCGGCGGCGAAAATATCCGCCAGCTCTTTGGCCAGCGCGGTGCTGCCCACAATGGCAATCGCTGCCGTGAGCGCGGCCACATCCGGCAAGGCGGCCTGCGAGCGGGCGGGCGTGGCGCCGTTATCCAAGCCCTGCCGATATTGCCACGGCACGGCGGCGGCTGTTTTGGTGCCGCCGGCCAAATCTCGCCAGCCGGACAGGCTGCTTTGTGCCGTGCGGTGCATTCCGGCCAGCGCGCCAAACACGCCTTTGAGTTCGGTGAGCAGTACACGCGGGCTGTTGAGCAGGTTCAGGCTGCCTGAAAATATCCCGTTCACTTGGCCGTACAGCCGCCCGACTACATTGAGTACAGCGGCGTGAAAATTGTTCCAACGCTGTTGTAGGTTGCGGATTTTGCCCAATCCCTTTTCCAGTACGGCGAAACCCTGAAACGCGGCCAAGTCGGCTATCCAATCTACCTCGTCGGCCAAAGCCAGCGCCAGCTCGCGCCCGAAAAACGGCGCGGCGGCCACACTCTGTTTGAAGCTGATATTGATTTCGGCATAGTCCGGGCTGTCTTCGCTGTGCCGCACCTCGAAATCGGCTACCACCGTGTCCGGCACGCTGCCGTAAATCGGGTGCACCAGCTCGCCGCTGCCATGTTCGCGCAGCACCTTGAGCAGGCGTTGCAGCCGCGCCTCGTAGTCGTCGCCATACAAAACGGCGGTTAGGTTAAATTCCAACGCCTCGCAGCCCGTGTCTTCAATATCCGAGCCGTCCACAAAAGGGTAGCTGTGCTCGGCCAGCGCGTGCACGCCGCGCAGGGTGTCGGCAGTGGCCTCGAAGGCCACGCCCTTGTAACTGGCATCAAGCAGGGTATCTTGCCAACTCATCTGTTAATTCCTCCGATTGTCGCGCTCGGCGGCTTGCGATACGGCGGCGGTGATGTTGCCGCCCGACACCGACACGGTTACCGGCACCGGCTGCCGCGCCGCTGCCGCCAACAGCCCCGCCGCCGTGCCCATCAGGCGCGATGCCTCCAAAAACTGGGCGGCGGCCTGCTGGTTGTGATTCACCGCTTGCGCATATTGCTCGCTGGATTGCTGATAGGTTTGCGATGACTGCTGGATTTGCTCCGCGCTTTTTTGCAATTCCGGGCTGTTGAGCGGCGAATGCAGCATTGATTGCCCGTAACGTTGCGGGGGCAATTGGCGCATCCCCCCCGCTTCAGCCCCGTCGGGCAGAAATGGGTTGGCTGCCCGGAGGGACTTGGGATAATTAAATAATGATGAGAATGATGATGGCTGATTGTTGCGCTGCTGCCATGATCGGCGCATCCTGGCCACCTCTTCGATTTCTCCGGCATTCAATTCTTGCGAATGCAGCAACAGGCCGAGGCCGAAATTAAAACGTGGTGCGGCAGTCAGCGCCTTGCCACCCAATTTAAACGCCCCACGCCCCAAGTCGGCAGCCCCTTTGGCTGCTCCAGACAGCAGGGTGCCTGTTCCCTTGGCCGCACCGGACAACATATTACCCGCCCAGCCCGAGCCGCCACTGCGAAACAATGACAAAAAGCCGGCACCCAGCCCTGCACTGCCTACAGCTTGTGCAGCCAAAGTGGCTTTGGGATAGCGGGAAGAGACTTCCGTCCATTTGGTTTCGGCAGAATTCAGGGTATCGAGCGCGGGTTTGCGGCCAAGCTGTGCCAATGAGCGGTTTTGCTCTTGTATGAACAGATCGTCCCGGCTCATTACGCCGATTTTTCTGTCCACCAAGCTATTGGTTTTCGGGTCAATTCCGGCCAACCCTTGGATATATTCCTGCACCTGCTGCATATCGGAGGCGGCCAACAAACCGGCTTTGGCCTGAATATCCGGCAAAATCCGCGACAGCACGAAACCGCGCATAATATTCATCTGTTCGGCGGCGGTTTGATCGCCGGCATCGGCCTTAGCTTTGAGTTGTTGGTATTGCTGGTCGCGTTCCAGCATGGTGTTGGCCAAACGCGATAACACCTGCACTGCGTTTTCGCCGTTGGCCTTGCCTTGTAAAACCGAATTAGCCCAGTCAATACCCTTGCTCGGGTCATTTGGGTTATCCATGCGCGACAAGCGTTTTACTGTGTCGGCTGATAAGGTTTTTTCCAACAGGTTGCGCACGTTGTTGGCGGCTTCACTGTTGGAGCCGGATTTATTGGATGCAGATTGCAGGATGGACAGCAGGTAATCGAAGCCTTGGATACCGTTCAGGCCGGAGCTTTTGGCGACAGGCAGCAAGGCGGGCAGCTCGGTTACCATATCGGCGATTTCAAAGTTACCCTGCATCCCCGATTTCATAGCGTGCTCAAACGCGGTAGCCAGCTCTTCGCCCTGGAATCCGAAGTCGTGCAGCACTTTCATCAGCTTGGCCACACTCTCCGGATCGTATTGTCCAGCGCCTTCGGCGGAGGCAATCATGGCGCGATAGGTGGCGGTTGCACCTTTCTGCACCTGCTCGAAGCTCATTCCGTTGGCCATTTGGCTGTTGATCAGGTTGAGCGCGGCATCGGCATTACCGCCGTTTTTGGCTATGAGCTCGGTTACCAAGTCGCGGATTTGCTGCTTACCTGTGGTGGCAATCCAATCAGATGTTTTGCTGCTATCTTCGCCAAAAGCCTGCCATGCTACTTGGCTGATATTGGCTTCAAGCTGTTTTTGGTTATCCATGCTCGGTTTGAGCACGGTATAAGCACCCACACCGGCAGCAGTCACTGTAGTCATGGCGCTGCCCAAGCGTTGCCGCCAGCTGCCTGCTGCACCTGCGCCACTGCGCAGTTCGTTATTCAACCGTTGCAGGTTGCGGCGGTTGGCCTCCGCCGCGCGTGCCAGTTCGCGTTGCGACAGCGTGCCAGAGCGTGCCAAGCGGTTGTAGGCTGCCTGTGTGAGCTGAATTTCGCGGCGGATTTGTTGCTCGGAGCGGATACCGAGCCTCTGATAGGCGCTGATGGCCTGCTGCCGCTGCCGTCCGGCCTGTGCCCAAGCTCGTGCTTGCCCGGTGGCCGCGCGCTGGCTTTCAGTCAGCAGCCGGCGCAGGCCTTGGCTGGCATTGTCCTTAAACTTGGCAACCAGTTCTAAGGTATTACTGCTCATTTTTTCTGCCTTTTGCTGATGTAGGTGGTGCTACCCTTACCGGATGGCTTGGGCTTAGAGAGGGAAGGAGGCGGTGCAGACGGAACGGGGATGGGCATTAGCACGGGTTGATAGGTAGATAAAAGCTGGCGCGCCTGCCGCACAAAACTGTTGAGTTCGGGCAGAGTCATCTCACTCACCCGCTCTTCCGACAGCCCGAAGCGGCCGAGCAGCAACACCGCTAATCGGTAGCGGTCGAGTTCGGGCGCAGCCGCTTTTTTGCCAGCAGTTCCTGCGCGAAATACAGCGCATCAAAATCGCCGGCGGCCAAACCGTCTGCCAACAGGTCGGCATCAATCTGTTCGGCGGGGATGCCGCCCAAGCGGTCGATGGCTAGGGCGTAGCTCTCCAGCATCCGCGCCTGCCCGTCCAACAGCGGGTCGATATCCATGTCTTCACGCACAGTGGGCAGGTGCATCACAAAGTCATAGTGCAGACTGCCTGCATATTCGATACCGTATTTCAGGCTACCTGAAACTGTTTTGCGGTCATCGGAAACCACAAGGTTATAATCGGTAACGGCAGCGGAGAGCAGTTCCGCACCAATGGAATTAGAGGGTTTTTTATCAGACATAAGAAAAGCCTTTAAACGTTGATTAAACCAAGATAAAGAGTAGGCTTAATTGTCGTTTAAAGGCTATCAAGAAAGAGGTTGAGCTATTTCACGGAGTTTGTTTGCGCGCCAATATGGCAACGCTGGTGCCGTCGCAGGCTACTAGATAGGTAAATCCATCCATATCAAAACTATTGATAACATCCCCCTGCGTTTTGGAGGCTTGAACAGTATCGGCTATGACTTCTAAAAGCCTTTTCCCAAGCGGCGATGCTCCCCATTTAACGGTACCATGTAAAGCAACGATAGATTGGATAGTAGAGAACATCCTATCTGTATTGGTAGTTAAGTCTTTTGACAACTCAAAACCGGAAGCAACACTCAATAAGCCCATTTTTTCGTCTGTAAGGAATTTGATTTCTCCTCGTTCTATAGACATATTCACGCTTAAGCCGCATTCTTCTTTCTCTGCGCTTCTATTTGTAACAGCAGTCGGCATCCTAGTGGCCTTAAAGCTGACATCTAAGTTTTGCAACCACTGGTCGGCCGCAATCCCCATAGGTAGCGGACAATTCGTTACTGATTCGCTGCTTGCTGCTGAGGCTGTTGGCACTTGCGATACTGCTTGAGGTTGTTGCTCCTGCCCGCCGCAGGCGGCCAGCCCGAGGGCGATAAGCACGCCGCACAATAGTTTTCTCATTTTCCCTTCTCCGTAAAAAAGCCCTGCCGATTCATGACAGGGCTTGATTTTACCATTTTCAGGCAGCCTTTACTCCAGCACCTTGCGGATGGCAAAGCCGGTGATGTCGATCACCATCTCGTTGTCCACCGTGTAGCTCTCGCCCACTTCGGTAACGCAAAAGCCGAGGTAGCTGGTGGGTTTCGCGCCGGGCACGTCGGGTACCAGTGAGATTTTGGCGTCCTCGATGCTGCCCCAGTTGATGGCGGTGCCGTCGGTAGGCATCACGGCGGTGGCGGTGATGTCGTATTGGCCCACGCCGCGGGTGAAGCCTTTGGTGCGGCGGCTGCGGTTCATGGTTTTCACGGGCTTGCGGCCGGTGCTGTCTTTGACGTCGATTTTGGTGATTTCCACCTCCGCCGCGTCGAGATAGAGGGTTACGCTGCCGATGTATTCGGTACTCATGTTTTATGCTCCTATAAATAGAGGTCTACCACCATGCCGACCACGTGCAGGCCGTTCACTACGTCGGATGGGATGCGCACGTCCAGCATGTTCACGTTTTGCTTGTCCCTCTCCACGATGAGGTTGGGCAGGTTGGCCTCCACCTGTTCCAAAATCTCGAGCTCTTCGCAGCGCATCAGCACGTCGATAAGCTCGCTGCGCACCCGCGCCGGGGTTTTGTCGGAGAGTTTCTCGCGTGGGAAGCGCAAGGCCACGCGCTGGATGCAGGCTTTGCTCACGTAAATCAGGGTGCGCACGGTGGTTACGTCCAGCAGGCTCTCGTCGGCGGTACCGTTGGCGGTTTTGGTGTAGGTGGTAATCGCCCGCACAATCTGCGCCCGGCTGCCGTCCGGACTGGTTTCCACCGGCGCCACGCCGTTGTAGAGCGCGTTTTCCTGTTCGGCACGCATGGTTTTGTCTTTGCTGTCGCACAGGCCGATGCCTTCCAAGGCCAGCGTGTTCAACGGGCGGGCGGGGTCTTCTTCGCTCGCCATCACGGAGGCAAAAGCTGCCGCCAGTTCGCACGGCAGGCTGGGCGTGCCGCGATACCAAGCGCAGAGCATAAAGCCGTTGTTGAGTTTGCCGGCCAAGGTGGTGGCGGTGGCCAATGTGCCGCCGTGTCCGTACACACCAATCGCCCAGCGTTTTTCGGTCGGTGCGCCGACTTTTTCAAGGTGGGCGCGCAGTTTGATGAGGTTGGCCTCATCGCTGATGCCGCAGGCAATAATATCGTGGCCTTCGGCGATTACGGCAGTGAGCGCGGGCTGGATATCGGGATTGGCTGCGCCGCCTGCCATTGCCGTAACGGCAGTAGTGATACCGGCGGCGGTACAGTTCGCCAGGATACGGATGATATTGCCTTCGGTGCCTTTGTTTTTCGCGGTGATGGTCACCACGCCGGCGGCTTCGGCAGCAGATACGGGCAGGCCGGGCTGGGCAGTAATGGCAGCTTTGACGGCTTTGCCGACGGCGGCAGCGCTGTCGCCGGCCGATACGGCCACCATTAAAACGTCGGCGTTACCGATGCCTACGCGCAGCACCCCCTGCGTGGTGGCGTTGCCGGTAATGGTAATTTTACCTACAGCAGCCACACCGGCGCTGTGGTCGGCCAGCGTGATGATACTCAAGGCGGCATTGGCGTAGGCTTTAATGGCGGCATCGGCCATCAAATGTGCCTGACTGCCCGCACCGTATCGCTCAGCCACTTCGGCGGCGGAATACACATCCGTCAGGGCGGATACTGCGCCCAAGTCGGTGGTGTGCTGGGCAATCAACAGCACGCGCTGCCGGTTGGTGGGCAGGTTGCGCATGGCGCGTTTTAAATTCCACTCAGCATACACGCCGGGTTTGCGCGTAGATGCCGGGATTTTGTCAAAGCTGATGTTGGTGCTGGCCATTATTTGTCTCCTTTGGCACTTTGGGGATCAGGTTCAGGCTCACGTACCAAGTCGCCGTACTCGAGGCAGCGCAGATAATAGGCACTCTCCTCCACGGCGACGGCCTGATATTCGTCAATATAGCGGTGAGGATTGCCTTCCATCGGTACTTTCAGGCCAACGGCGGCTTTTACCAAGACGGTCATGGCGTATCTCCTAATTTAACTTCCGCCTCGATGGCGGGGGTAGGGTTGTCGGGCGGCGCGTGCACATGCAGGTTGGCGCCTTTCAGTTCGGGGTCGGGCGGGCTGGTGGCCGCCTGATAGGTTACAAAGATTTGGTCGGGGTGCGGCGGCGATGGCGGGCTGCCCGGCGGCGGGGGAGGCGGCACTTGCGGCCAGCGGCCGTTGTCCAACGCCTCCTCGATCCAATGGGTGGCAAATTCGCAGGCATACACGCTCATCGCTTCCTGCCGCTCCATCCTGCCGTTAAACAGGGTGCGCACCGCACGCGGTTGCAGCTTGTCGATGGCCAAGCCCAAATCCTGATTAGCCAGCAGGCGGCGCACCGCGTAAATCAGTTGGTAGCTACCGATTTCCCAGTGGCCGATGCCGCCGGCGCGGCTGGCTTCCTCGCTCCGTAGGGAGCGGGCGGCTACCATCACCACAAACTTGGCTTCGGCCTTATGCTTGGTGCGGCTGGTTTGAACGGCTGCGGTTTTGTCGATGCCGGCAAAAGTTACCCAAGCGGCCGGCAGCTGCTGCACCACCTGATACAGCCCCTCGTCGTCCAGCTCGCCGCCGTAGCTGTGCACGCCGGTAACCAGCTTGCCCATGCCTTGGCGCAGGCGCTGCACGATGGCAGCCTCAATAAGGGCGATCACGGCCGAATACCTTTTGCTGGGGCTTGTTAAATATCACGGTGTCGCCGGTACCGAGCTGGCCGTTTTCAGGCAGCCCGCTGATGGTGGCCGTGCCGCGCGCCACCTGCTTGAGGTAGTCGATGGCGTTTTTGTAGCGGGTGTCCATATCATCGTTGCCTTGGCGCATACCGGTAGCCAAGCGGTAGATGGCAATGTCGCAGCAGTACACCGTCAAGAGCCGCGGAATCTGCGGAAACGGCCGCGTGTAGCGATTCAGGTAGCCGTCGATTTCGGCGGTGGCGTCCAATAGCGCCTGCTGTGCAATGTCGGCATTGATTTGGCCGCGCCGCTCTAAGTCGGTGAGCTGCAACACGGTGTTGTCGCCGTAGCGCAGGCACAGTTCGTCGAGCGTGGCATAGCTAATCATTGCGGCACGTCCTCGTCGTAGGCGGCCTCGGGCGTCATCAACACCACGCCCTGTACCGTCAAATTCGGCTCGGCCAATAAACGCTGCCAATCGGCCTCGTCCATTGTGCTGCGTTCCACGATTCTGATTTCGCGGGTAAATTCGAGACCGCAGCGGTAAAACCGCGTAGCGTTGTGGGTTTTAACGGCCACCATCTCCGCACCCTCAACCGGGGCTTCGCCGCTGGCCACCGGCACCAATACCGGCTGTGCAGGCGGGTTGGGCTGCTCGGCAAGGGCTTTTTCGGTTTCGGCTTCGTTTGGCGCGGTGTTGGGGTGGTTTTGCTGCTGTTCCAGCTGGTTTTCGGGCAGGTTGTCCTGCACCTCCGGCTGCTGCTCGGTTTGGCCGCCTTGCGCTTCTTGCTGCTGCTCTGGCGGATTGTCCGGCGTATCTTGCAGTGACTTTTGCACTGCCTCTTCTTCAGGGTTGTTTTTTGCCATTTTATTTACTCCAAAACGACGGCTTTAAACCGGTTAAAGCCGCCGTAAAAAGGGGGTTACAACAGCCACGGGGTAGCGATAACCTGCACTTTGTTGTGATGCGGGTTGTATTTGCCGTTCTCGTATTTGTCGGGCTTGATGATGCTGTTGGCCAAATCGCCCATCGTGGTCGGTACCAACAACAGGGTCGGCTTGATGTCGAGCGGGCGGCCGCCGTCGCCTTTTTGGCTGATCATGGCGTCATACACCTTGGCAAAGTTTTCCGGGGTCAATGCCTCGGTAGACATCGCGGCCATCTGCCAAAAGCCAAAACCCACGTTGGAGCGGCAGTCGGCACCGTAGCGGTACTCGTTGCGCATAAACACGCCCTCGTCATCGCCTTTGGTCATGGCGGTAAACTGCATGGCCTTGCGCTCTTGGTAAATCAGCGGTTTCAGTGCGCGGCTGGTATCCAGCAGATACCACGGTGTGCCCTGCGTGCCGCCGGTAGCGGTAAACAGGTTTTTAACCAAGGTTTTGTTGCCGGTGCCGTCCACTTTTTCAAATACCGGGTGATCCGTGTCAAAAAAGTTTTGGCCGTCGTAGCACAGGGTGGCGTTGCCTTTTTTGAGCAGCTCGAACACCTGCTGGTCGGGGAAGGCGGCAGCGGCGCGGCCCATCTCGGTAAACAGCGGCGCGTAAATACCGATGTTGTCGTCCTCGATGTCGTCGCGGTTTACTTTGACCGAGCTCTCAAAGTGTTTGTTGGCAATGGCGTAGCTATGCGCTGCCATATCATTAAAGGCGCGGTCGCCCACCCACTCCCTAAAGCCCGGCCATTGGCCGAGCCAGCCGTAGGTGTTGGATTTGGTGCTGGATGGCACCACGGTGGCGATGTCCTTGTATTGGCTTTTGGCAATCTGCAAGCCGTCTTGGTAATTTTTGCGAAAGCCGGTCATCAGGGCTTTAAGGACGTCCGGGGTAATAATCATGGCTGCTTACTCCTGTTTTTGTTTTGCATAGTCTTCGGCAGTGATGCCCAGCATCTCCGCCACCTTTGCCTCGTCGGCAGTCAGGCCTTTTTCCGCGGCAGCAGGCGGGATGCCGCCGGTCTGCGTGGCGCTTAGGGCGGCCAAAGGCTGCGCCGTGGCCAAAAAGTCGGCCAGCGCCTGCGGGTTGGTTTTGCCCAAGCCTTCCGCCCATGCCTTTTGCGCCGGCAGCAGTCGGCCGTCGGAGAGGGCGGCGGTAATCAGTTGCGCGGTTTTTTCCGCCTCGTGCGCAGCCAGTTGCTGGCTCAGGGCGGCCACTTGTTGTTGCAAGCCTTGCAGTGCCGACAGCGGCACCTGTTGCGAGGCAGCAGCGGTATTGGGTGCGCCGGTCTCGTCATTGGCCGGCTGGCCTGCCGGTGCGGCAGGAGCGGCGGTCGGGTTCGGCTCGGCCGGTTTGTTTTCCGGCTTGGCTGCCTCTTTGGCGGCGGCCAAGGCTTCGGCCAGCTTTTTGCCATCGGTGCTGCTTTGGATTTGCTGCATCGCGGCCAGTTGCTCCGCCTCGCTGGCGGTTTCAGGCAGCCCAAGCAGCGACAGCATCAGCTTTTGTGCTTCGTTCATTGCTTCGTCCTTTTGAGAGGGTTGGAGGGTGTTAAGTAATCGGGAGGCGGCAGCCAAGGCCACCGGGTCGAGTTGGTCAAGTGCCGGAGTGTTGGTGAGCGCTGGCGGCAACAGGCTAAGGATGTCGCCCGCAGGCGTGTACTGGAACACCGGCGAGATATAGCGGTATTCGCCGCCGGCAATTCGCTGCTTTGCCGCGGCCGTCCACTGCACCTCGGCATACAGCCCCTTGCCGTCGACCCATTCAAAGCCGGAGAGCCAGCCCGATGCCGGGTTGGGCTGTCCGTTTTGCGCGGTAAACAGGGTTTGGTGTTCGTAATCCACCATCAGCCGCACCGGCCGCGCGTTGAGCTCGGCCACCAAGACGGCTGCACGCTGCGGGTTTAAACGCCAAAACGGCGCATCAACCGGGCGGCCGTCGTTGGCGCGAAACTCGCCGGCGGGAATAAGCTGGATGCGCTGCACGGTACCGTCCACCGGGACGGAACAGGCAGCCAGTAAAAACGGGTGAGAGGTATGCTTGTTCATGGCCACATTGTGCAGCCGGAAGCGGGGGAAAAATCTTTGAAGCGCCTCACTTGGTTTTGGCGCAGGTGAAACAGCCGACGGGGCGGCTGCGGTGCGATGGCTATAAAGAGGCTATAAAGCGCGTTTTTTAGCGGGGGTCGGGCGCGGGGATATACCAAACCATACCCAAGCCGTTTAAACGCCGTTTGGCGCGATTTTGGGCGGGGTGTCGTTTAGCTGCCTTTCGGTAGGCCGCAGACGGAGGCCAAATAGTCGCTCACCGTCTCCACCAGCTCGTGCTCGTCTTGCGGTGTGAGCTGCATAAACGGGCGTGCCGGGATGCGGCTGCCGGGGTGCTTCACGCTTTTTACCGGATACGCCCCGGTGGCCCATGCCAGCGCCTTTTTGTGGCGCGGGTAAATCATGTGCGCGGCGGTTTGCCCGCCGAAGTTGTGGATGGCGGCATAGGCCACATTGGTGCCCACACGCGCACTGTCGTTATCGCTGGCCTCGGTAATGCTGTTGCGCAGGCGGCCGGTTTTTTGCAGGATTTTGTGATTGCGCACATACTTGTCAAACCGCGCCTGCGATACCTGCCCGCGTTTCGTCAGTGCCCCGGCACGGGAGAGCTGGCTGCCCAGCTTCAGCCCCGCCCAAGCCGGGCGGCCTTGGCTGTTAAAGTTTTCATCCACCGCCTGATGCAGCCTACCGGCAATCAGGCGCATCAGGCTGCCGCGCTGTTCCAAGCCCTGCGCTGCGCGGCTGATGTTTTGCTGCAACTCTAACGTCTTGATTTCGATTTCGATCATGCTATACTGTAATCCAATAATAAGGCGGGAGTTTCCTAATGTAATGCCGCAAGGCTAAGGCTAAAGGTTAAGCTCGTATCACGAGGTTATGATGTAGGTTCAAGTCCTACCACCGCCTTATTACCCTATTTCAAATTCTGCCCGTGCAGCAGGACATATTTAGACCAATCCGTGCCGGTTCTTTTAATTCTCGTTCCTGTATCCACCACATTAACAATCAGGTTTTCACGCTTGCCCGTAGTGGGATTTTTCGAGCGGCGGAAGCCGTCATAATCCATCTGCACCACCAGCTTATACAGATAATCCGCATCCGTCGGGTCTGCGTAAAAGTAGAGCAAAGACGGGTTGGTTTCGGCATTGGCCGCCGCCTCAAAATATATCGATAACGGCTGGCGGATATGGTCGGGTAAACGCTGCCAGAAATCAGCCGGCAGCGTCTTATCCACCCCGGCCTTAACCGAGCGTTGGGCATGGCGCACCAAACTGTCCGATGAGGCAATAATCGCACTCTGCGGCAACGGCAGTTGCCGGCGGGCCAACTCATCCAAAGTGTGGAGGCTGACCGCGCCGACAAATGCAGGCTGGTTCTGCGGCCGGTTGGCCGTCATCAATCTCTGATAGGCCTGATACAAATCATCGGCCACCGCCCGGCGCAAAATCAGGTTATCCAATGCTTGATTGACCGACATACTCGCCAACCGCGGCGGCAAATCCACCGCCCGTTGCATCTGCAACTGCCCCAGCTGCGCCAAATGCCGCTTGCCCACGTTGCCGTCAAAGCCGCGGTCGGCCATAAAGGAGCGGCCGTCGGCCAAACGGATGGCGCGGGTCGGCTCGGTGTCACCCGCTTTGTTCACCACGCGGTACACCTCTTCCAACCGCCCCTCGCTGTCGGCCACTTCCAGCCCGCGCCGGGTCAAATCGGCCGCGCTGTAGGCGGTTACGGTGCAGCGGCAGTTAAAGCCGTTGGGCGGGTAAAAGGTATCCCAAAACGGGTCGTCGATGTGGTACACCTGCCCGTGCAGCTCGCGGTGCAGCGGGCGGGTGCGGTTGTCCATAACGGCGGTGTATTGCAGATAAGGCATGGCGGCACGGTTGTCTTGCAGCTCCTGCCAGCGACCGGCCATATAGGCATTTTGCATATTGGTGCGGTAAATCACCTCCAAGCGCTGCGGCGTGATGCCCTTGCCCAGCAACTCGCCGGTGGCGGTGTCTACCATATCGCCTGCCTGATCCAGATGCAGCCCCTTGGCCGTCAGCTGCCGCTCCACCGCATCCCTAAATTTGGCAAACGGTGTGCCCTTGGCCGCCGACTCGCCCAGCGCGCGGTGGATGTCGGCCACCACGTCCTGCCGGTAGATGCCGGCAATGGTCTGCGCCTTGGCCGCTGCTTGTTGCATCCGCTGCGGCCAATCGGTCGGCACCGTGTAGCCCAAAGTCTCAAAATAACGGATGGCACGCTCCGGCGGCAGGCCGAAGGCATAGGCCAAATCCACTTGATTAGCGCCCACCGATCTGCCCCCACAAGTCCGCCACAAACAGCACGCGCCCCAGCGCCTCTTGCAGCTGTGCGGTATCCAATTGCGGGTAGGCCGCCAGCAGGCGTGCCGCCGCATCCTCGTAGCTGCCGCCTTCGGCGATGGCTTGGCCGAGCTGCTTAATCAGCGGTTCGAGCAGTGCGGGCAAATCAGTATTTTTCAGGTAGCCTGCGATACCGTCGTCCAACGCCAATTGGTCGGGATAGATGATTTCGCCCTGCCGCGACAAGGCTACCTGCCGGTAGCGGCTGGCCTGCGCCTGCCGCAGTTCCGGATGGGCACCACGCATGGCCAGCATGTCTTGGTCGTCTGCCGCCTGCGGGATGGCCAGCTTTTCGTGCGCCCATTCCAGCGGGATTTTCATGCCGAGCTGCACCAATTCGGGCAGCGCCTCGGCATACAGCTTCATGTCTTCCGGCTGGCGGGTGTCAAACTCAAAATAGGGGATATTGTTGGGGTCGGTGATGCCCTTGTTGAGATACAGCAGCGGCGCAATCAGCTGCCGGGTCAGCGTGGCCGCCAGCTGCTTGGCGTCGGATACCAACAAGTCGTGCCGCACTTCATTGTGGATTTGCCCCAGCGCGTTGGTGCTGGTTTTGCCGTCTGCCTGCGTGGTCAGCGTGCCGCCCAAGATGATTTTGGATTGGGTGCGCTCGCACCAGTCCACCATGCTCATAAAGGTGTCGCCGCTGCCGCTGGCCGCGTCCAACAGCTCCAACATCATGGTTTCCGGGATGATGCCGGCCGCATTGTGGCCGATGCCCACCAGTGCGTTGAGCAGGGTGGTTTTTTCTTTGTCCGACGCGCCGGCCGGGTATTTGCCGAGCCGCACCGGCAGGCCGTAAATCTCCAAAAACTCGGCCAAGTCGCGCACCGAGTAGTTTTTAAACAGATACGGCCACGCCAGCGAGCGCATCAGCCCGCCGCGCGCCAAGAAGCCGCTGCGCGCCTGATGGCGGTGCACAATCCAGCCCAGCGGCCACAAGTCCTGCGGCTCCTGCCCGTTCACGCCCAGCAGCTTGAGCTGGTTGTGCTTCAGGGTAAACCAACCCTGCGGGCGGTGGGTAAACTTAGCCGGCAGCCATAAGCCGTCCACCTGCTGCCAGCTGATTTCCACCGCGGCGAAGCCGTGGCCGAGCGCATCCAGCAGGTCAAACAGCAGCGCCTCAAAGTCCGGCAGGCCGTAGAGCCAGCCTGCCACCTCTTCCGCCAGCTGCCGGCCGGCCTCATCGGCATTTTTCGGAGCGGATACCCGCCAATCCAAGCCGGTCAAAGCGCGTTTGCGCTTGCTCATCTCGGCAAAGATGTGGCCGTCTTTTTCCTCCATATCGGCAAACAATTCCGACTGCGCCGTGATGTCGCCGTCTTCCGCCCCCTCTAAAATTTGATGCAATTTCTGCGGCGTCAGTCCCTTGCTCGGATGCTCGCCGATGGTGCCGCGGGCTTTGGCCAGCTGCGCGGTCTGCTCGCCTTTGCGCGGTGCTTTCGGCGCAGGCTCAGTGTTGCCTGTAATAGCGGATAAAACGGCAGTAAAACGGGATTTGATAGACATAATTAAGCGGCAAGATGCAGTTAATCTTGCCGCTATTGTCAGATGTAAGGCCGTCTGAAACCGTTTGAGCCGCCTCAGCGGGTTGTTACCAAGCACCGCTGCCGAAAGTCAGCACCCCGTTGCTGTCGTTATGGCGCGGTACGGCGGTGTAGTCAATCGCCCCGAAGCCGCTTTGCGCCAGCATCCACAGCATATGCAGCGCATCCGGGCCGTCGTCATGATCCGCCATCGGAAAATGCCGCAGCTGCTGGATCAGCGTGCTTTGGCTGGCGTGCAGGCGGATGAGGCCGTTGGCCATATGCGGTTGCAGGCTCTCAATCCTCAACAGCTTGTCCGCCACCGGCTTGATGCCGCGCGCCGGAATCGGCACGCCCGCCGCCGCGCCGCGTTTGACTAATTCGGTTTTAAGAAACTCCTGAAACTGCACCGTCTCGATGCCCCACAACAGGCAGCGGTATTGCCGTTGCAGGGCGATAATGTCCTCAATGATGCGGTCGGGCAGGCGTTTTTTAATCTGCGCCTCCACCACATCCAGCACGCCGGTGCGCTTGTTAAAGCCGCCCACCAGCAGCGCCGACGGGTCGCGGCTCGCACCAGCTTTGCCAAGTGATGGGTCGCAGGCGCCGAAAAACAGCCATTCGTTATCGCGCTGTACCCAAAAATGCAGGCTGTTGGCAAACGGTGCAGCATCGCCGGATACCGGGTCGTTTTGGTACTCTGAATCAAACGCCGCATGACCCACGCGGGCGCGGATGGTCATCAGCTCCAGTACCCCGCGCGCCGCCCAGCTGGTAATCGCCCCCGCCTCCATTTCCGCGCGGTGGGCGCGGTAAAACGCCAACGCCATTGCTTCGCCCTCGTTGCGGTACAGCTCTTCCCACTGCTCCCACAGCGCCATATTGTCCGGCCAGCGGATCATGGCCTGAAATTTTTTACGGTGCCAAAACGGGTTGTTTAAAGTGCGCGCCAGCACGCTGTCGTAGTGCAGGATGGTGCCGATGTAAATCACATCGTATTTCATGCCCACGCCGCCCAAAGGCAGGATGGTTTTGTCCAGCCAGTCGTTGAGCTTTTTGCGCTGCTCCGGGCTGCGTACCTGCTCGTCGTTCTCGATATCGTCCAAGATGGTTAAATCCGGTCGGTAGGGGCCGTGTCGCAGGCCGCGCAGTTTTTTGCCCGAGCCCGCTACCTGCACCTTGATGTCGTTGGCGGTCACAATCGTACCCGCCTGCCACACCCGCCCTGCGCCCGCCGCTTCGGGAAAATCGGTAAGCAGGCGCGGGTTATAGGCCAGCTCGGCCTTAATCGCCTCCAGCATTGGGTAGGCTTGGTCGATACTGTCCATCACGATTACGCAGTAATGCTTCTGCTCGGTTACGATGCAATACAGAGTAAACAGCTGGGTTACCAGCGTGGATTTACCCTCGCCGCGCGGCGCGCCTGTCGCCTCCGGCACGCCCTTCGGCTCGCGCAGGACTTCAGGTAGCCTCGTAAACAAAAACTCGTGCAGTTGCGACTTTTCCGCCGTGTGCACATAATGCGGGAAGTAGGTATAAACAAAGTATTCAAAGCCGCTTATCGGGTCGAATACCTTTGCCCGGCGCTCCGCAATGGCCGCTGGGGTCGATTCAAAGCCTACTACTTCCGCCTCGATGGTGCGCCGCAGTTGATCGGCAATGGCAGAGAGGGATTTTAGGAACTCTTTATTTTTCATAAATGGAAGACAGTATGAGTAATAGTTTAGGGTGGATAGATCGTAATTTGCAAAATGCAATTCTTACTTTTCTCGCAAAATCTCCTTCTTCAGAATCTAATATCGAAGAGTTTATTTGGGCGAAGCTTTGGAATTCAGAAAAGCATGAACTCCAACCTGATTTTGATTATTTAACAAACAAGTTCCCAGATATTAAAAACCAAGAGTTTTCTCATTGGTATCAAATTGTCGTATGTAATTTTTATTATCTGCATGGGCATAATTTGATAGAGCGCAATCAAGTTGCATCCAACTATTATCGTATTACATCTTATGGAGTTGATTTCATTGAGCAGGATGGCGGGCTTTCTGCCATACTTGGTATAAAAACGGTTAAGCTGCATTCGGACACAGTTAGCGAGCTAAGGAATTTGCTAGCCGACAAATTGGATAAATCCGAATTACCCGAAGCAGAAAAAGCTAAATTGCAGGAAAAACTGGCCGAATACGGCGATGCTGGCATCAAACATCTCATCACCAAGCTGCTGGATGCGGGTGTGCAAAACCTACCGAAACTTATCTCTACCCTCGGTATTCCCGGCCTATTCAACTAACCAAACCTCTTCTCCACCACCGCCCCAAACGGCTCCAGCACCTCTGCCAGTGCCCCCAGCTGTTTGGGGTGTTTTTCCGATACAAACTGCACCAGCAATTCCACCACTTCCAGCGCGGTGGCCAGCTTGCTGGTTTCCGGCAGGATTCTGGCGTTGGCGGCCACGGTCTTGTTATAGGCATCGGCCAGGCTGGCCAGCAGCTTGACCTTTTCCGCAGGGCCCAGGTCGCCGTCCTGCTGCAGCAGCTCCATCGTTGAGTTGTATTGCTGCAAGAAGCCGGCCATTGTTGCCCGCCCCAGCTCTTCGATGCTGCCGCCGGCCAGGGTGTAGGCGGCGCGCATTTTGTCCCAATCGTCGCCGTTCTCGCGCGCCTGTTCGCGCCAGCGCCGCGCGGTGGCCTGCGTGGTGCCGCACATGATTGCCGCCGTTTCCAGCGTTTGATTACCGGATACATAGAGTTGGCGCAGGCGGTCGCGGGTTTCTTTCGGGTGAGCCATAGTCAATCAATCCAAATTAAAAGCCGAATTTAGCGCGGATAAAGGCAATGCCGGTGGCCACCACGCCGCCGCTCACCGCGCCGGATACCGCATCGGCCAAACCGCCGTTGGTACGGGCAATGCGTTGGCAATCGGCCTGTATATCCGCCAGCCGTTTATCCATTTCATCTTGTTTGGCAATGGTTACATCCTGCTTGGCGCTGATTTCGCGCAGCATTTCCACAACCGGGTCTTGGTAAGGGGTGCTCATTTTTTATCGGCCTTTTCGTTTAATTTATCGCTAACCTGTTTGAGGTCGCTCTTGATTTCCCGTAACAATTCCAGCACTTCACCCTTGTATTCTCGGGCTTCGGCTTTGGTTTGATAGACTTTCTCCACCTCGTGCAGGCGTTCGCGCAGGGCGTGATTCTCGGCTTGCACGGAATCAAACTTGCCATCCACCTTGCCGATGTAGCGCCATAACACCGTCATCACGATGCCGATGGCGCCCTGAAATACATAATCGATGGTTAAAAATTCAGCGGCCATCATCGTCTCCGTCAAATACCACACAGCAATCGATGCCCTCGTCGGTACGGCTGCCCACATGCAGGCACGGTCGCCCTGCCTGCACATCAAACTCCACCTCCCAGTATTCGGACAGATCAGCCTTGACTGCCTGATACTGCTCTTTGAGCGGTAGGCGGCATGGCAGCACGGTAAACACCACGCCGAAATTCGGGGTCATGCCCATGCGGTAATCCCAACTGCCTGCCGATAATTTGCGCTCCACCGCCAGTACAAACGGCTCCTGTTCGCGGGCACGGGCCAGCTTGAGCTCCATACCGGCGTGGCACACCGCCAAGCGGTGTTGCACCAGTTCGCGGTATCTACTCACGATTCTCCCCCTGTCCGTTGCGGTACCACTGCTGCCAGCCGGAGGCCTGCGCATCGCGTTTGCCGCACCATGCGCCGTACTCGGCGGCATGGTTGAGCAGGGCTTCCGGGCTACCCGAAGCGGGCGGTGCGGGGCGTTCGTAATCCGCCAACAGTTCCGCCGGAGCAGGCGGCAAGGTCGGCCGCTCCACCACCTTAATCGGCGCTGTAGCCGAAGGCTTGGCGGTAGAGCCGCAAGCTGTCAGCACCAAGGCCGCTACGGCAGCCGCCAGCACTGTTGTCGCGTGCAATCGCATGAGGTATCTCCTGTTTGATATGGGTGGTTTTGGTATCTAATCGGCGGTTGGCTTCGGCCAGTTTCACGGATTGGCTTTGGGCAAAATCAACCCACTTCTGCCGCTCCGCCGCTACTTCGGCCAGTTTGGCGCTGTAGGCGCGTTCTGCCTCCAACTGTGCCTGTTGGTGTGCGGCAGCCACTGCGGCCATCTCCGTTTTGGCTTTGCCGTCACGGTTCAGGTAGCCTGCGCGGTAGGCCAGCCCCAACGCTGCCGCCAGCAGCAACGCCGCGACCAAATGGGGCAGATATTTAATCAGTTTCACGGGCATGGTCGCTCTCCACTTCTTGACGCTTCACGCTGACAAACGAGCGCGCTACGGCATAGCCGCCGACGATGCCCAAATACACCGCCCAAATCTCTGCCGACGGATCAGCCAGTACCACAAATTTATAAGTCCCCGCCGCGCAGGCAATATTCGCCCACAGCTTAGAGTGCGACACCTTGCCCGTCGCGGGGTTTTTAAAAATATCAAAAATTCCCATCCCAACCCTCAATCATTTTTTACTCCTGTTCCGAGATTTCCGCGCCGCCCGTCTGGCAGCGGCCACGCCCGACTTACCCGAACGCAGGCTCGGATGCTGTTTCAGACGGCCGATACGCTCCGGTGCAATCACCCATTCAGGGTTATTGGTAGACAAAGCCGCAAGACACAAAGCAATCAAAGACTTTTTCATTTTTCAGACGGCCTTTACATTAACGCCCAACTCGCGGGCAATAGCCGTCGCAATCGCGCGGCAGATAATCCACTTGCGCTCTTTAAACAGCTTCAAATCCGCGTCGTTGCTGATAAAAAACGGCTCCAAGATAATGCCGCCCGCTTGCGCATAGGCCAAACGGCTGTGCTGCCCGGCGTTGTCGGGCTTATAGCCACCCTCGCCGCGCAGTTTCCAGCCGCTGGCATCGGCCACCGCCGTGCATATACGCTGGCAGGCCGCCTTGTTTTTCGGGGTGGATAAGGCTTCGATACCGGTGGCAGCTTTACTGGCCGCCGCATTGGTATGGAACTCGATAGCCAAGCGGCTGCCTTTGATGAGTTTCACGGCTTCGCGCAGAGGCAAATTTCCCTTGCCTTCGCCGTCGGTTTTAACCTCCAAGCCGTAATCGGTGCGCAGGATAGAGGCCACGATATTGCGCATGTCCTGCGCGATGTCCGCCTCGCGGTCGCTGCCGTTCACGGCGCCCGGGTCGGTATTGCTGTGGCCGGCTGTAATGGTGATAAACATGATAAAAACCCCAGTGGTTACACTGGGGTTATTGTCCATCGGCAGGCTGTTTGAAAATGCTTGAGGCGGTTCACACCCTTAAAACAGCGCATGTTGGCCACTCTCCGGCGGCGGGGCATTGTCGGTCTTTTTGAGGATGTCCCACACCGTGCGGTCGGTAAGGTGATGGCGTTGCGCCAAATTCTGCACCGCCCAAAAAGCGGTCATGTTATCGCGGCTCACCAGCTCGTCAAACTGGCGGCGTATTTTGCGGTGCAGCAGCTCGCGCACCGCCCGTTCGCATTTAGGCAGCCACAACCGCTGCCTTTGCCCGAAGGCGCGGCACAGCTTGTCTGCCGCCTGTTCACCCACCACCTCCGCCAAAGCGGCGTGGGTAGCCTGCCCGGCACGCTTCACATTACAGGATACCGGGAAGGTGGTGCCGCCGTAGGCGCGCAGCAGAGCGAGCGTCGGCTCGGCGCCAATCAGCCCCACCATTTCCATCACGCTGTCCGGCAGCAGGTGGCGCACCGCTTCAAAATCCGTTTCATCATAGAGTTCAAACGACATTATTTCCCCTTCCGACGGTTGGCAGCAATCTGCAAAGCCGCCACCAGTTTGTGCAACTGATCATTATCCAGATACTCGACTTTTTCACGGCCGAACATCCGCCGCGCCATCGCATGCGCGTAGTTCCAGTGATAGCCGCCGTCGGCCAGCAGGGCTTCCACCTTGTCCATCATCGCGGCCGCCGTCGTGCGGCGCAGGTGCGGTCTGCCGTGCTTCTCCCGTGCTGTAGACGGCTTGAAGCCGAAACGGCGCATTTCGGCATCCACACGCTCCAGCTCGCCGATATCCATCACCGCGCACGAGTTTTTACCCGTGATGCGCAGCAGCATGGCGCGGTAGGCCTCTTCGGCCATTCCCAGCTCCTTTTGTGCAATCTTGATTTTGGCGATCAGTCCGTTGCGGCTTTTCATGGTTAAAATACCATATATAGTAAAATAAATGCAATTATACAGTAATTTAATACCATATATAGTATTTGACCGATTATTAGCAAATAAAAAAAGGCCGTCTGAAACAGGTTTTCCCATTTCAGACGGCCGTCGATTTGTTATCATCAACCCTTGATCAAATCCTTCAGCCCTTTGGCCGGTTTGAACTTCGGCGCGCGGGTGGCGGGGATGGCAATCGTCTCGCCCGTTTTCGGATTGCGCCCCTGCCGCGCGGCGCGTTGGGCCGTGCCCAGTGTGCCGATGCCCGGCAGGGTAACTTCGCCGCCTTCGAGCAATTCGACCTTCACCGCCTGCTCCAGCGCGGCCAGCACGCGCTCGGCTTCGGTTTTGCCGACGTCGGCGTGTTTGGCCAGTACGCTAATCAATTCGCTTTTTTTCATGGTTTTAACTCCGTTTTAAAGTGGTTTAAATGCGGCAAACCGTGCCGCGCGGATTTCGATTTTTCAGGTAGCCTGCTTACTGCTTAAGCTCTGGAACATCCTGCACTTCATCGCCGCGTATGCGGGCGTTGGCATTGATGGTCATCATCGCTATGGCGGCATAATTCTGTGCCGGGGTATTCTTTTGAGATATGCCTCGCACCATAGGTACGTCACTGGTGCATCCGATGTCCAGCGTATTTCCCACGTCTTCGATGGTAATAATTACTTTTGCCATATCTTTACTCCTGCCAGCCGTCCAATAATTCGGCCAGCTCGTCCAGCATGGTGGTCAGCGTGTTGGCCATGATAACTTGCGAGGCATAAGCTTGTTCGGCAGCTGTGTTGCCACCTTGAGCCTCCTCGGTCAGTACGTCCAAATAACGGATGTTTTTCATGGTCAGTTTGTCGGTCAGCACAAAGGCGATGCTTTCGCGCCATACCAAACCCAGCTCGGCCACGCGCTTGCCGCATTTCACATGCTGCACCACCTCTTCGGCGGTTACGTCTTTGCGCTTGATGCGCACCTCGGGAGCCATATCTCCGGCACCGACCAAGACCACGTAGTCATCCAGTTCAAACATCCCGTCCGCCTCGCCGTTGTGCAGCCATTCGGTCATCAGATCGGAAGGCGAACGGTGGGCTGTCGTCGTCCAGGCATGTAACCCGCCCAGTGCTTCGCGCAGGTGGCTCAACAGGGTTTCGGCTTTGTTGCCGGTTTGGTTGATGAGCAGGTAGCCATCGGCCAAGACTGCATCGGTGCGGCTGGCGCGGGTAAAGGCGCGCGGCAGCAGCTCGTCGGTAATCTGCTCTTTCAGCTCCTGCCGTTCCTTTCGGCCGACTTTGCGTGCTTCTTCTGCTTCGATTTTGGCCATTTTTTCGTCCAAGGCGGTTTTGATGACCGCACCCGGCAGCACCCGCTCTTCACGCTTCAGGGAGATACCCAAGGTCTTGTTGGCAGCAAATACCAGCTCGTCGCCAAACGGCTGCGGTACGGTAAAACCGTCGGTAAACCAATCCATCCCGCCGGGCTGCACAAAACGGTGTTCGTCCAGCGCCTCGGCTAAAACGGCCGCATCCGGGGTTTCAGGCAGCCGGTAGGCTTTGCATTGTTTAAACCACATCTTTTTGCTCCTCATCGTCGGTTACACATTTGATACCGTTTATCCAGCCATCTCGGTAATCCACATTCCCGTCGGACACCCGCACGGCATGGGATTCAACTTCATCCCAATCCATATTTTCAGATGCCCAGTATTCGATTTCGTCTTCATTCTCGGTAAACAACAGCTCGGTTTCGGCTTTAGCCTTCTCTCGGTCTTCGCCGCACTGCTCGACGTAATAATCCGTCATGGAATCGGCAATAACCTGTACCGGCACGCGCCACACCGAAAAATCGTGCATTTCTACCAATAAATATTTTTTCATCTCATACCCCCTCCAGCACTTGATCGTGCGGCTCAATGACAAAAAACTCCTTGCCCAGTACCAATTTGATGCCCGGCACCTGCCCGTCGGCAAACAGCTCCTGTTCGTTGAGGATGGCCTCTTTGTTGACTTCGCGTTTTACGCGCAAAAAGCGCGATAGCTCGGGATTGCCTTCCAACAGTGCCACTACGGCATCCACCCCCGACACGCTCACTTTGGGCGGGTTTACGCGCCATTTCACGATGCCGGTTACAAAGTCGGCAAACTTAACTTTGCCGCCGTCGGTAATAGCCATTCGGTTGGCTTCGCACCACAGCTGCACGCTGTCTTGCAGGGCTTCGATGCGCTCGTTGAGCGGGGCGGCATCGTTGGCGTACTGCTCCTGCAATTCGGCAATGCCGTCATTCATGGTGGCGGCTAAACGGTCGCGTTCACGGCTTAAATCGCCGATTTCGCGGATGTAGGCCACCACGTCGTCTTTGCTCTGCGCTGCCACTTGGGCGGCTTGTTTCAGTCTGGTTTTCTTGGTTTTTGCTACCATTGCTTTTTCCTTTCAAAGATTTCAGCGATTTTTTGATACAGTTTTTTCAGATTTTCCCGTCCCCGGGCTTTTTCTTCCGGCGTGAGCTGACGTTTGTGTTCCAACTGCGCCAGCTCTTCCCTTGGCGGCAGGTGTTTAATCAACATTTTGGGAGCCGGCCAGCGTTCGATTTCCGCCAGCAAGCAGGCAAATGCCCGAGTAACGCGCCCAGTATCCTGTTGCTCATCCCATTGGATGGGCAGTGAGGCAATCGCCTCCATCCATACACTGGCCGTCAGCTTGATACCGTCGGCGGGCGGCGCACCTTCCAGCCGCAGCATCATCAGTTTTTGCAGCCCGGTCAGCAGCTCATCGCTGACAAACTTGGGCAATGGCTTACTCATTTTTCATTTCCTCCAGTTGTTGTACGGCATCCACTACTTTGCTTCCCCGCGGCCGGCTGCCGCCACTAATGCTCGAGGTACCTGCGCCACCGCTGATGGATACGGACGCTGCCGCAGCGGCCGACGGCTGCCATTTGCTGACGATTTCGTACAAATACCCATGAGATTTAAGCGGTGTTTTCAGACGGCCTATATCGCGGGCAGCCAGCGTTTCGGTAAAGCCATGTATCCATGCCGCCGCAGGGGCGGGGTAGGACACGCCGTCGCGTTCGACGGTTTCGGCCTTAATCGACGGCATCAACTCGTTCAACAGTTTCGCCGTCCGCGACCAGCTCAACTGCGACTTGGCGGGGCGGAACAGCCCGATATAGCGGATGGCTGCCTTGCCCAACTCGGCATCCATATCCAACACGGCCTTGAGCACCGCCGATGCGTCGGCATCGTTGATTAAGGTATCCAGGCTGTGCACCGCGCCGCAGTTAGGGCAACGGATGTTCATCACATTTCCTCCCACATCAAAACCGCCTCACCCAACGTGGCCGCTTCCGCCGTCTTCAACACGCCGTCAGCCGCCCGTGCGACGACGGTATAGCTGCCGCCGTCTGCTTTGCAGATGTACAGCTCGCCGCGCTCTTCCAGCCATTCCAACAGTTCTTTTGCGTTCATTTCTTTTCATCCTTGTCCATTTACCCCTAACTGCTTCCGCTCTTTGCCACCATCCATCGCGTGGTACAGCTGCGCCTCTCGGCCTTTTCTTACTCCGGCAGCCAAATCCTGCTCTCTGCTGGCTTTCGAACCGCCGTGTACATCGCGTTTTTTGGCCTGTCCCATTTCGCCCATCTGCTGTTTGTAGTGTGCCAACACCTCTTTTTCTGCCGGTTCGGCGGCAAATTCCTCCACTTTTTTCACAATTGCATATACCCAACCCGTACAAAATTGGTCGGCACGGGCGGTTTTGTTACGTGTCAGGCGCACCGCTTTAAGCTCGGTTTTAATGTACTCGCGCCGCTCTTTTTTCAGCTGGCGCAGCAGCACCTCGTAAGCGTAGGCGGCCAGCTCCGGCTTGATACCGATGCCGAAAAACCGTGCTTCGGCCAAACCCCACTGCGTTTGCTGGTAGCACTCAACCCCGAATGCCTTGGCGCACTGGGCAATCAGGACTTGATGCCAAGTCGGCAGGCTTGAGGCGCAAGCCACGCCTTTTTCGGTTACGGCAGACAGCTCCACATCTATTTCACTGACGCCGTACTTTTTCATCAGGATTTGTGCCTGCCGGATGGCCTGCGCCGCCTCATGCTCGTTGGCCGATTCGCCCAAAGCCAAACACTTTTTAATCTTGTCCAATACCTTTTCTTTATCCATTTTCAACATCCTCATCCTTCAAAAAATCACTTCCGCGCCGCATCACGCCCTCTCCGAACTTCTCCCGGATTTCCGAGAGCACCGCATTGATTTTGCGCTGCCTCTCTTCCGCTTCTTCGCGCCTGTAATCCTCATACGTCTTTTCCGGATACCGCCCCCACCGCCTGCTGCGCAGGCTGCCGACATGGCGGCCGAACGCGAAGGGGTCGCTGTAACGCCTGCCCCAACTCATTGCGCCAACCCCGATTCAAAATCTTCCTCGGTCGGCTCAAACGGCAGGTCGGGATATATGCCGTGGGCAATCGGCATTTTTTCTGCCGCATCCGACTCCTCAGCTGTTTCGGCAGCTATATGAGACGGCCGTATAGTGACTTCATCAGGGGTACAGCTGCCGATTAGCACGGCATAACCCAGCGCAATCAGCGTGCCCACCATCCAGCGCCACAGTGCCGGTTTCAAACTGTCTTGCCACATTCCCGTTTCCCCCTTTAATGGATCAACATCTCGGCAAACTGCCGTACCATTTCCACGGAGGGCTCCTGCCGGTTAATCCGGGCAAGCCGCACCACCCCGCGCAGCATCTTGTCCAGCCGCCGTGCGTTGCCTGCGGCGGTGCGCACCAGCTCGGCGGCAGCCTCCTCATCCATATCCGGCATCGCTTGGGCCACAATCTGCGCCAAATCTTCATCCGGCACGCTCTCGCCCAAATCCAGCTTAAAGGCCATGCGGCTGTAGAGCTGTTTCAATTCGCCGTTTTTGCCGCGCAGGTTCACCAGCAGGCGCGGCATACCGGCCAACACCAAACCGCAGCCGGTTTTGTCGTGCACGCGGCGCAGGCATTCCAACGCACGCAGCGGCAGGTTTTCCGCTTCGTCCACCAAGATGATGCGGCCGCTGTCTTTCAGCCTGCCCACCACCGCATCCATCAGCTCGTTCAGGCTGCCTTTGCCCTCTGCGCCCAGCATGGCGGCCAGCTTTTGCAGCAGCACTTTGGCGGTATAGGTTGGATCGGTTTCAATCATCAGCGCGTCGGGTGCCTGTTTGCAGTATTCGCGCAGCGAGCTGGTTTTGCCCAAGCCGGCCTGCCCGAACAGCACCACCGCTTCGCCTTCCACGTGTGCCAGTCGCAGCACGTCGCGCACCCGCTTGGCCGTAGTCGTCAGCACATAGTCCACCTCCAGCTTTCTTTCGGCTTCGCGCTCGCGCTGCTTTTGCAGATAGGCGGCAATCTTGCGTTCGATTTCCTGCACATTGCCCGGGTATTTGCCGTGCAGGTATTGGTTCACTACGGGCGAGGTGACGCCCACGGCACGCGCCACCGCCGATTGCGAGAGGCCGTTATCGCTGATATAGTCTTGTAAATCCTGTCTGATGCTCATCTTTAAAATCCTTTTAAAAAGGGGGGTTCAGGGTTTCAGGTAGCCTGTTGCCGCAGGCTGCCTGTTTTACTTCGCCTGCGTCCGCTCCCATTCGTCGCGGTCGCTTTCAAACATAAATATCTGAGGTTTTTTCGCCGACACGGGCTCGTAGTTCCCATTGCCAACCAGTAATCCGAAGTCGGGCTGTTGCTCGATGGCCGGGCGGGTTTCTTCTTTCGCCAGACGGATGGTGTTTTCCGCGCGTTTGATTCGGCCTTTGGCACGTTTTTCCGCCAGCTGGTCGCGCACCGTAATCGGCATGGCCGCGCGTTTGTTGCCGTCCACCTTGGCTTTGCACACAAAGCTGCCGTCCATCTTGTACACATACACCCACTCGGCATCGTCGTAGTCGTAGGCTACCCGCACGTCTTCGCCGTGCAGTTCGGCCAAATCGGTCGAAAAATAAACATTGCCAAACAGTTCAATCTGCCCGCGTGCTGCCTTGCGCACTTCTTGCGGCCTAAACAGCACGTCCAGCTCCGCTTCGGCCAGCAGGTCGGGGGCGAGGTTTTCCTGCTGCATCCGCAGGTCGCGGTATTGCAGCGGGGTGTAGTGCACGCCGTCGGTGTTTTTCGGCAGTTCGCTGTGCGGCCGGTTGTTGTAGTCGGCGATGCACTGCATCACATCCGCCATAAACTGCTGCCAGCTCGGCAGCTTGGCCTTGTAGCGCTGCTGCTCGGGTGTCAATTCCTTGCCCTGCCGCCATGCGTTAAATGCGCTGTCCATCTTGCGGTAGAGCAGGTTTTGCGTGCTTCTGTCCATACTGCTGCCGGTAAAGGTTTCGTATTGCGCCGCCAGCCGGATCAGGTTGTCCTGCCACCATCTTTCAATGATGCCGCGCCCCTGCGGGTTGCCCGGCAGGCCGGTCTCGTGGTGGATGCCCAACCGCGCGGTTAGGCCGGTGATTTCGTGGTCGATGGTTTTGCCGGTTTGGCCGCCGCCGTTGTCGGAGTAGTACATCAGCGGCACACCGTTGTGCTTGATGCCGATACGCAGTGCATCCGCTACTGCCACACAGCTTTCGGCGAGCGAAAAACTAAACCCCACCACCATGCGCGTGCAGCCGTCGATAATCACGGTTACCTCGGGTTTAAACGGCTGGCCGTGGATAGGGTGCTGCACTTTGGCTTTAAAGCTGTGGCCGTCGCCGATCCACACGTCATTTGGCCGTAAAGCCTGCCAGTCGCGCCGGATATAGGGCAGCAGCGATTTGTAGGCCGCACCCGTCATCCGTCCGCGCTGCTGCATAATCTGCGGCAGCTTTTTCCATACCCGCCGCACCGTATCCAAGCTCGGCAGCTCGTAGGCCGGTTGGGCGGTAAGCCAGCCTTTGGCAAATTCCTGATAGCTGTGTGCCAGCTTCGGGGCGCTCGGGCGGCAGTGGTGCGCCATAAAATCCGCCAGCCAAGCAATCTGCACCACCGGCGTCTCTGTTTTGGTCGGGCGCGGTGCCAAAGCGGCCAACCGCGCATTGGGCGAACCGGCGGAACGGTAGGCCGCCACCCAGCCTTTCAGCGTGCGTACACTGATGCCGCGTTGGTTGTTGGCGCGGGCATTGGCTACCGGCACCAAATACGCCAGCGTTTCCGATAACTGCCCGCTTTCCACCTGCCGCACCACAAACTGCACCGCATCCGTAATGCCAAAACCGGTTACCTCATGCAGCCGCAGCACCTCCGCCGCCAGTGCCATCCGCGCATGGGCGCAGTCACGCTGCTTGTCGTTCAAACCCATCGCATAGTCGTCAATCGGCAAACCCAACTGCTCCATCCGCCGCACCGCCACAGGCCGTTTGGCTTTGGCCACACTCGGCAGCACCGCCGGCTGTGATTGAGCCAGCAGCTGTTCTGCCTGCCGCTCCCGTACCGCGGTTTGGATGGTTTCAGGTAGCCCGGCTACTTGGTATTCCATCCCGCCGCCACGCTGGGCACGTTTACGGCTCGGCCAACATTCACGCTTAGCTTTATCCGAGATGCCTTTAGGCGTTTTAGGCAAAGAGAGGATGTTGAGCTGTGCCAATTCGGCCGCACTTAAATACTTATTCATGGCTATCATCCCCAAAATCCAATTCCGGATTACCGGCCTTTTTCACGTTTTCTCTTTGGTAGGCGAGGAGAGCTAACACATTGGTGAGTGCCTCAATGGTCTCATCTACCCCGCTGCCATCCTCATGCCATTTAGCCAACAATGCCAAAGCTGCTGCCGTTTGGCTCTGCACCTGCGCCATATCCGCCGCCTTACCTTTGCGGCCGCGCGGAATTTCAATCACCACCCGGTCGCCGTGCAGCACGCTTAGGTATTCGCTAATAAAACGGCTGCCCGTTAGTGCTTCAAACTGGGCTATCCGATTGAGGGGTAAAGTGTTCTCCAACAGCCAGCGGTAATAAGTTTTAAGCTCTACCCCCATCAGGTCAGCCATCACTTTAGATGGTCGGTGCTGTTCCTTAGCGTGCTGTTTGGCCAGCTCAATCGCATGGTCCAGAGAGGTGGCTTTCGCCTGTCGTCTGATGGTTCTCAT